TGCTTAAATATGGACGAGATAACCCTGACAAGTCTGAAGCACAGATTATTGAAGAATTTTCTGGTTCTATGTCACGTGCTAAAAAGGCAGAGGCAAAAGAAGCACTCAAGAATATGCCATTGCCTAAGTCTAAGCCTACTAAGGCAGAGCGTAAGAAAGCGGCTGATGATGCTAATTCTAAATCACGAGGCGGTATGGTGAAGAAAAATAAAGTTGCTATGATGCGTGGCGGTATGGCTAATGGAAAAAAACATATGTACTCTGCAGGTGGTAATGTTACAGATAACTTGTCTCCGGGGTTGAAGGCATTAAATAAAACTCGTCCAGACGTAGTAAAAAAGATTTTAAGTAAGTAATGGCTAAGAAACCCGCTAAAAAGAAAATGTCTGTAGGTGGTGTTGCTAAGAAGCGTAATTACCGCAAAGAGTATGATAATTATCATGCTAACCCTAAACAGATAAAAAGGCGTACTTCTAGGAATGCTGCACGTGGTGCTTTAATTAAAGCAGGTGTAGCTAAACGTGGTGACGGTAAGGACGTAGCGCACAAAAATGGAAATCCTCGTGATAACCGTAGGGGTAATCTTACTCTGCAACGTCCTTCACAGAATAGGTCTTTTGCCAGAACTAAGACTGCTGGTAAACGGAACAGACGTGCATAGCATAGAAGCTGACATCCGTAAGTGGTCACATAACTTTCTTGAGATACCGAATGTAAAGTTAAATGGCCTACCACCCTGTCCATACGCTAAACAGGCATGGGCAGATAACAAAGTCACATTCAGTATCAACACAGGTATTGATGGGCTGCTAGAAGCAGTACGTATATTTGATACACATGACTATGACATTGTTGTGTGGGCTAGTGAGACATTGCCAGACATAAAGTACCTAGATGGCTTTTGTGATGGCATGAATGAATTGATGTCAGTTGCTGGCATTGACCTGCACCTTATGGTGTTCCATCCAGACTATAACGCTGAACAGGCAGGTCTGGACTTTCTAATCGAAGATGACATCGTAGATGAGTCTTTGACATACTGCATGGTATTCGTGCAGAAGCTATCGCTGCTTGACGATGCAGCATTGAGTCTGGAGAAGAGTGGATACTACAAACACTTTCCAGAAGATACATACGAAGCCTTAGTGCTTGACAGACGGAGATTACGTAATGAAGGGTAAAACTAAAATGGCATCAAAGAAGATGATGCGGGGTGGAATGGCAGCTAAGACAGCACCGAAGCGTATGCGTGGTGGTGGTATGATGAAAGCAGCATCAAAGAAAAAGATGATGCGTGGTGGGATGGCTAAAAAGAAGAAGTAATGCCAAACCTAGATAATTCAAAATTCCATACACAAGGATATACAATAGCTTCTACTTCAGCAGACGCAGGTGCTACAGTTGTGTACACTTGCCCTGCTAACTTTAGTGCTATTACACGTTATCTACATCTTAGTAATAACAACACAGCTACTAAAAAAGTGTATGTTCAGTTTTATCACGCAGAAGATACGGAGTATCACTATATTGCAAATGGTCTGTCTATGTCAGGTCATTCTGTAACTAACCTAGTAAATGGTGGATACTTTAATTTGCATTCAGGTGATAAGATTGTAGTGTATGGTGAGACTGCGAATACTATAGAAGTAATAGTGTCTGTAGAAGAATACTACAATCCGCAACATAAAGGATAAGGAAATGGTACGTGTCCCTAAAAAACCAGCAGCTAAAAAGAAAGCCCCATCGGTTGCAGCGAAAAAGAAACCGACTAGAAAGGTTAGCCTTGCGAAAGGCGGTGCGCCACAGAGCAAGTCGAGAGTTAACGAAGCTGGCAATTATACTAAGCCCGGAATGAGAAAACAACAATTCAATCGCATCAAAGCTGGCGGCAAAGGCGGCGCACCCGGTCAATGGTCGGCGCGTAAAGCCCAGATGCTTGCTTCTGCTTACAAGAAAGCTGGTGGTGGGTATAAGTCGTGACCGCCCATGTATTCCTGCTTCTCGTTTACTTGGGAACCGGGGATGCACGTAGACTAGAAAGTGGCGATATGTACTTTCGTGATATAAACGATTGTAACTACTTCGCCTCTCGTGTCACTAAACGCTATGGTAATTATCAGTATAGCTACTTAGTAGACCCAAAAGATAGAGTAACTGCGTACTGTGTACCCAGATATGTAAACCCAGAGGATGTAAAACTTTATTAATGCCGCCACGTAATCATAAACAATGGACTAAGACACCCAGCATAGAACACATCAGTTCGCTTATCTACTCTGACTATGACTTGTATGAGCAAGAGATTGAAAAGATATTTGCTAAAGTATGGGTGCCTGTATGCCACGAGAGTGAACTACCAGAAGTAGGACGCTATCGTACATCACAGATTGCACACAAGAATGTACTGGTTGCACACGAGCCGGATGGCATTCAAGCCTATCTGTATCACAATCCCGGCATTATGAAAGTGGCAGGTAATCTGTCTGAACTAGATTATGCTGCATGGGATAAGTTGCACACAGAAGTAGCCTACGGTGGAATGGTGTGGACTACACTAGACCGCAATCCTACACAGGGACTTGAGCAGTGGCTAGATGGTGCATTTGATTGTATAGACAGTGCCATCAATACTGAACCACTAGAAGTATTCCACTACCACAAGGCTATAATAGACACAAATTACAAGCTATGGCACGACACTAACAGTGAGTTCTACCACGACTTCATGCACTACCACAATCGTGTAACCGGATTCAATGATGCATACTTTGCTCGTAAGAATATACCATTCAACAATGGACACGTAAACGTATCTAGCTTTACAGTAAACTATGAAGAGTATGAAGGCTTTGAGGACAGAGGTGAATTGTCATTCCCTAACCTACCACCAAACCAGTGGTACATGGTTGACCTGTTCCCCGGCTTTAACTTCAATCTCAGAGGCAGTGCATATCGTAGCGACAGCGTAACCCCACTAGGACCAAACAAGGTACTGATTGAGTTCCGTGGATATGGCCTGAAGAGTGACAGTCCAGAGGATAGAGCCACACGTATTGAACATCACAACTCTATCTGGGGGCCGTTTGGTCGTAACCTACACGAAGACTTGATTGGCGTAGCTGGTCAAGGGACTACAATGCGTACAGGCACAGAGCCACGTAACATCCTGCATGGGCGACACGAAGGTGGCACAATCCACGATGAAGTCGGTATGCGTCACTACTACGCTGAGTGGTCTAAGTGGATGGGCGTATCTGCACAGAACCCTGTAGAAGAACTAGCGGAAGAAGCTGCATAGATGGACCCTATTAGCGCAATGGCTACAGCATCGGCTGCTTTCGGTGCTATCAAAAAGGGAATGCAAGTAGGTCGTGACATTGAGTCTATGGCTGGTGACTTGTCTCGTTGGATGGGTGCGCTAAGTGATATTGACCAAGCGCAGAAGGAAGCCAAGAACCCACCTATCTTCAAGAAGCTATTTAGTGGCGCAAGTATTGAAGAAGAAGCCATTACTGCTTTTGCTAATAAAGAGAAGGCAGCAGCGCAGCGGTATGAATTGCAGCAGTGGATTAGCCTGACTATGGGTAGGTCTAAATGGGATGACCTAGTTCGTATGGAAGGCCAGATACGCAAGCAGAGACAGCAGACGCTATACAGACAGCGTGAACGTAGACAAAAGTTTGTAGAGATTGTGGCATGGATTGTTATGCTGGGAGTAGCATCTGCACTGCTCTATGCATTTGTTATGTTCCTTGTATCTAAGCAAGCTAGGGCAGACGAGATAAAGTGGACTACGTGCAGACTTGTTGCCTATGAAAGAACTAAGGTAAAAGAAAATCCATACACAGAATATATCTGTACATATAAAGGCGCAAACAATACAATCGAAACTATAACGATTAGCGAGTTTTGTCCACGGCAATATCAGTGCATTTACAATCCACGTGAAAAAGATGAACCTACACTGAAGGAAACACTGAAGTCAATTAGGGAAAAACTAAAATGAAAAAACCACAGCAGAGTTTGAAAAACTGGACAGCACAGAAGTGGCGCACTAAATCAGGCAAACCTTCTGCAAAGACAGGAGAAAGATATTTACCTGAAAAAGCAATAAAGTCCTTGACAAGTGCAGAGTACTCTGCTACAACTAGGGCTAAGAGAAAAGGTAAAGCTGCAGGTAAACAGCATGTAGCACAGCCTAAAGGTATTGCAAAGAAGACAGCAAGGTTTCGGAGAGGCTAATGTTGAACTTATTGATTGGACCAATTGCTAATTTAGCGGGGACATGGTTAGATGGAAAAGTTGAAAAAACTAAAGCAGAAGCTGCAACAAAAGTGGCAAGGGCTAAAGCAGAAGCTACAGTCATGGAAAGAAAAGCTACTGGCGAGATTGACTGGGATTTGGAAATGGCTAAAGGTAGTCAGTCATCGTGGAAAGATGAGTGGCTTACAATTCTGTTCAGTCTACCTCTTGTTCTTGCGTTCATACCGGGTATGGAAGAAATAGTTGCAAACGGATTTGCGCAACTCAACTCAATGCCTGAATGGTATCAATATTCCTTGGGAGTTATCGTTGCCGCTTCTTTTGGAGTACGTAGCGCAACTAAATTCTTTGGAAAGAAATAGTGTACCATATGTGGGACATGCACAACAGGACTACGGAAGAACAAGCGAGGATTAATCGTGGCAGAACTAACAATGGAAAGATTTCTAAAGTGGAAGATACTACCCCGCTTTATGATGCTGATGATGTCAATATCAGCGTGGAGAGTAGTGGAATGGTTTATGCTTCTTCCAGACCCGACAACACAACAGTCAGCACTGGTGAGTGTAGTCACGGGGGCAATGACAGGTGCATTTGCGGTGTGGCTGGGACATGAGAAATGAAATATCGTAAAGAAGACTTTATACAGAAACTAATTGCACATGAAGGTTTACGCCTTCAGGTATATCAGGATACACTTGGAATTGATACTATTGGTATCGGACGTAACCTAGAAGACCGTGGCATCACTAAAGAAGAACTGGAATGGATGGACATACCTAATATGGCTATTGTTCATACTGAAGGTATCACGGAAGCAGATGCTATGTATCTAGCACAGAATGACGTGCAGATTGTCGAGGAAGAACTTGTACGTGCGCACCCTTGCGTAGACAAGCTAGACAGTGTACGTCAACTTGTACTTATGGATATGGCATTCAACATGGGTGTCCCAAGACTGTGTAAGTTCGTAAAGATGTGGAATGCTATCCATGAAGGTAAATTTGATATTGCAGCAAAAGAAATGCTTGACAGCAGGTGGGCAGTTCAGGTAAAATCAAGAAGTACAAAATTAGCAAACGCAATGCACAATGGTGAATTTTAATGGCTAGACAATTAACTGATAAGCAACAAGCACTACTCAACGTCCTGTTTGAAGAAGCAGGTGGCGATATGGTGCAAGCAAAGAAACTGGCGGGATATGCTGACACTTCTAGTACTGCAGAAATTGTTAAAGGTCTTAAAGAAGAAATACTTGAGGCAACTCAAATGTACATGGCACGTAACGCGCCGAAGGCTGCGATAGCTATGACACATGCATTGTATGACCCAACTGAACTAGGCATACGTGATAAGATGTCTGCCGCTAAAGAACTGCTTGACCGTACTGGTCTAGTAAAGACTGAGAAGATGCAAGTAGAAGCATCGGGCGGTGTAATGCTTATGCCACCTAAAGCAATCGT